CAAGAAGCCTACAACGAACACGGTCCAGGAATCAAACGCGCCTTTACATATAAGGCATTGAATAAACTGATTCAGGGCAGTGCCGCTGACCAAACTAAGGCTGCGATGGTAGCTTTAGCTGAAGAAGGCATACTGCCCATGATCCAAGTTCATGATGAGCTAGATATCTCCGTAGAAAGTGAGGAACAAGCCAAGCGGATCGCGGAGATAATGGAAACTTGCGTCAAACTAGAAGTTCCCTCCGTTGTAGACGCCGAGTTTGGTCCTAATTGGGGGGAAGCGAAACAAACCTTCACGGAGAAACCATGGACAAGAGGATTAAAACACAACCACAGTCAGATGCTAACCTGACACGGGTTTACAAACGCCTGAAAGGAGGCCATGTGGTGCGGTATCATACCCGCCCTGAATTAGCCGATGGACAAAATGTCGCCGCGCATACTTGGCGAGCAATGGTGATATTACAAACGCTATGGCCTGACGTAAGCAAGAACTGCTTACTGCATATGATGTATCACGATGTAGCAGAAGCCGAAACAGGTGATATGCCTGCCACAACCAAGTGGAAATACGATGGCCTAGCTGACTTAATGAACAAAGTAGAACATGATTACGAGAAAAGCATAGGGGTAGGTCCTCTAGTTTTTCCCGTAACCACCTACGAAAGAGCTTTGTGCGATATCGCAGACAAACTTGAATTGATTATGCACTGCTACAGGCTGATGCAACGCGGAAACATGCTCGCAGAGGATGTTTTTATGAAAGGTATTAACTATTTGGACGACACTTATGACAACTTGAAAGAGTACCAACCCGCAAGAGAGGTGATTTATGACTTACAAGGATCCCAACCCCATCCCACTAAAAAGCCACTCAATGACATACTACAAAAATTACATAGATTGTGATTTTTGTGGCAGGGCAACGCGAGGCGAAGTCTTTTTAGATTTTAATAATCAGCCGACAGGCGGGGTATTTTGCTCTGGCTGTCACGGCAGGTTGATTGATGACATAAAAGGGTGGGATGGTAAGGAAGTTGATCGATGAGAATAGGATTCACATGTGGCGCGTTTGATTTATTACACGCAGGCCATGTTTTGATGCTTCAGGAAGCAAGCGAACAGTGCGATTGTTTGATAGTTGGCTTACATATTGACCCATCATGCGAGAGAAAAGAGAAAAACTCACCCGTACAAAGTGTTTATGAGCGTTACTTACAACTTGACGCTGTAAGGTTCGTTGATGAGGTGGTTCCGTACGAAACGGAAGAGGATATGCACCGTTTATTGAGGATTCTACGCATAAATGTACGGATAGTTGGCGAAGAATACCGAGATAAAGAGCTAAGTGGGCGTGAGTTATGCAACGAACTCGGCATTGAAATCCATTACAATAGCCGCAGTCATACTTTTTCTTCTACTGAATTAAGAAAACGAGTACAAAACGCGACAAACGGTTTGATTACGACTTTTTGATGGAACAAATTGGAACAGTCACACCTGCCATGCTGTTTTATAATGTAATTATGCACTATAGAAAGAGGTCATAATGAATATATTCGTCTTAGATTGGGATCAACGACGCTGTGCTACTTGGCATTGTGATAAACATATCGTCAAAATGCCCCTTGAAACATGCCAAATGCTTTCAACCGTGCATCACCGTTATACAGGCGACGGTCCGTACTTACCCGTGCATCAAAAACATCCTTGTACTTTGTGGGCAGGCCAAACTGTTGAGAATTACCGTTGGCTCTGGCGTTTAGGTTGGGAGTTATGCAAAGAGTACACATGGCGTTACGATAAAATCCACGGTTGCCAAAGAGTTCTTGCAATATTGAGGTGTCCACCACTAGAATTACAAGCAAGAGGGTTTACCCCTCCCGCTCAGGCAATGCCAGATGAGTATAAACACGCCGATCCTGTAGTAGCGTATCAAAATTACTACATTAACGAAAAAGCGAGGTTATGCACATGGAAAAAAAGACTAAGGCCAATATGGATGCCGACCCCTGCAAGGGAAAACACGGCGACAATGTAATCCCATTCCGGCCGAGATCGTCCCATTCTAACGGAGACGAACTACTCATTGAAGAAAAAGAAGTTGACATATTGCTTTGCTCGCTCTGTGGTTCTGGCTCTTTCATGCTCCTTGCTGACCAGTCAGGACAGATAGGATGCAATGAGTGCGGATTTTTGATTGGTGCGACGTGGAGCAACCAAGACTTTGTCAAATACGAAGAGTAAATAAGAACAAACAAGAGTTATCAGCCCAAACATCTGGGCATACACTAATAATGTAGCGCAACTCGTAGAAAGGAGTTCCCATGCGACTGACAAAACAACAACAGATTTCGTTGCTACATAAGTGGCGACAAAATAACCAAGGGATGACGTTCCTTGGATTCCGGCGCTCAGCCCATAGCACAATAGGTTGCGATGATGCCATTGCAATCAAGTGGTGCAATATGTGGCTCTGCATTGAAACTGATGGCTACACACACTCATAGAAAGGAGATATGCCATGTCTACTGAAACAGCACCCGCTGATCTTGCCGCTGACCTTAAGATGTTCCAAGGTACTGATACTTGGTTCCGTCACCCGCTTTGTCACAACTTTTTGTACACCGATGGTGTGAAGTTCTTTGCTGAGCATTGCGGTAACGGAGCCTACTGGTTCCTTGACATTATTGCTACTGAGGTAGCTGAGCTACAAGAAACCGAGGAGTTCTTATCGATTCACCTAATTGTTGAAGACGATAAGGCACGTATCTCTGTTTCTGACGGTAACGGTAGGGACCTTTACGAAAAGGCCATCGACTACACCGATGCTCCCGTTGGTACTTGGAAGTTTTTCCTGACCAACAATGTCATGCTCTTACCAAGTGAGTATTGATATGGTTATTGGTGGATATCAAATGGAAGACCTTGGCTACGGTATCGTAGTCAAGGAATACGAAGCAGGTTGGTCGTTCTGTTTACAGGGCGACGACGCACAACAGTTCCGCGATGACTGGGAGTACGCACAGGAGTACGACATACCGTTCCGCACTTTTCTCAGTTATTACGACTATGACACACTGTTCCAGTAGGAGGCAATAATGACTTGGTTACCTTTCGGTGGTCGCACTCATAAGGAGTTTGACGAAATGGTTGAACACATCCAAAAAGGACCCCCTTATCCGTGGGATGGTTTAGAAACAAGAATAAACCAAATAGAGGAAACAGCTAATCGGCTGTTTCCGGACGGAGAATATCGTGACATGGCACGGGATGAACTTATCAAAGACCCCACGCGCAGTGACGATGAAATAGCAACCGATTTAGCAATGAGGTGGTACGCTCCATGAGAAAACGACGTAACCTTTTAGAGTTTCTGGCGGTCTTATCTTGGCGACCGCTAGACAAAGCTGACCGCATGGGATTTTCCGGCATAGAATCAGCTACTGCGCGTATCGCAGAAACCGCTGACAATATTTACATCGTTGACACAGACCTGCTCTCTGTGATCAATGTAAAAACCATGGAGGAGACACAATATGAACTCAGAATCGTTCACTCTCGATAACGGCTACACTTTCCATGCTGTTGTCCAAGATCTTGGCGCAACATGGGCGAGGGCAACCGATCCAATAACCGCTATCCGTAATGCAGCTCGCGCGCACACAAGCAACTTCGGTATCGGTCTGCCTGTTGTGTGCATGTATGGCAAAGCCGATGAGCTGCAAAGTGACGAGTGGGGCAGCTTCCGTTGGAAGATTGAAAATGAGCCAGTGCCTATCGGCTTGTTTAATGTAACAAAAACCCAGATCAAGCCAATGCCGAAAGGGTTGCACAACGACCGTCATGCAAGTTGCGAGGAGTGGATTACAGATACCCTCGGCAGCATTAACTTCCACCACGATCGTGTGACAGAAATGAGGCTAGCCGCAAATGACTGAGTATACTCCAACTAAAGCCGCAATCATGTGGCACGAGGGTATGAAAAAAGTCTGCCCCGAGTGCGATGGCGAAGGCAGGTTGGAGTACGATAAGCCCGTTATTGATTACGTCAATGGCGGGTACATCGACACTGTCTGGGGTGATTGTGATGAGTGCCACGGTGCAGGCGAAGTTGACTTTAGTGAAGATGACCTGAAAGAGGATGACGAAGGCAACTTGTGGATAGAGGATGAGATCCAGTTTTAAGAGCAAAAAAGACTTATCGCTAAACAAGTCCTGCACTACACTATACATAGTGGCAGGGGATTGGCCTCTGCCCGATTAACCTAGGACTCTAGAAAGGAGCAACCTATGCAAGAGAATGATGCAAATGATACTGTGGCTATTGATGTTCGTGATGATTCTGATGTTCGCATTGCTGCGTCAGTAGCTTTACAAGACAATCTAACCAAACGCGCTAATTCTGTCCGCGTACATGGCGAGAACATGGGTTTAGATGTTTCTTACCTGATGGGCGTAGTCGCCAAGTTGGTGGACCGCATTGATGCGCTAGAACTTCTCCATAAAAGTTACGAAAACTACTTTGCGATGGACACATTTAACCCTGCGGATTATGTGCGCAAAGATGACTTCGACCCCGACGAATA